TGGTATCTTCATTATAAACCATTGAATCATTTATTTGAATATCAGTAGGCATATATAATGCAATTGAACCTGTATAATTTCTTTCAGCTGGTGTACTAGACTCTCTTATAAACTGTGTTATCGTGTTTTTTACATTGGTAGCAATTTCTTTAACTCCCTCAATTAAGTCAACGCCTTCAGCTGTTTCATTCTCTGAAGTACCCGCACCTGTAAATAAGCCGGTAAAAGTTTTAGTTAACTCAACCTGGTGCTTAAGTTTAGCTTGTGCTGCAGCTTCATCTATAGACATCATCTCAAAAAGCATAAATGGTTCATGCGTAGTTTCAGATATTTTATCCATACGCTGTTTAGCATATGCACTTGAGTCATGACTATTAAAGTTTACATCATCCATTGAAGTATCATTACCAACAGTCTCTGGATATTTCCAGTGGTCTTGACCAAATCGCATTTCCCAGCCAACGGTATCTGTACTTATTCCTATTTTTTCTAGGTGGGCTAAATCATCTGGTGTGCTCATAATGGTTCCTTTGTTTGTATAATACTTATTTATACGGGTTTGTATAAATACTTACATGAAAAAAACATATTCTGGATCATGGAAGCCAAAGAACCTTGCTAAGTATAAAGGTGATGCTAACAAAATAAAATATAGATCCCTATGGGAACGCAATGCATTTAGATATATGGACACTGCATCATGGGTCAAGTGGTGGAACTCTGAAGAAACTGTTATAGGTTATATATGTGCAACAGACAATAAGCCTCACAGATACTTTGTTGACCTCACTATAAGAACAACTTCAGGCCGTACTCTATTAGTCGAGATCAAACCATCAGCACAAACACAACCACCTAAAAAGAAAAAGCTTAATGAAGCATTAACCTATATGAAGAATACATCTAAGTGGAAGTATGCTGAGAAATGGGCTGATGATAGAGGTTATGAGTTTCAAATATGGACTGAGAAAGAATTAGAAGCTATGGGCATAAGAACAATGACCATGAAATTTAAAGCAAGCAAGACGAAGACCGGTAAGAGAATATGGAAAACATTGAGTAAGCGTAAGAAAAAGGTATAAATATAGTTATGAATAAAGAACAGAATGACGGTAAGCTAGAACTATCTCTAAGAATATTAGGTAACGAAATAATAGGATTTAAAATGGTGGTAGATGATTTTAAATTAAAGTTCCTATTAGGAGGCATAGCTGCTCTTGGTATCATAGCATATATTATGGTAGTATTCGGACCACAACTAATGGAGACGTTTAACAATGGCTAGTTTATTTGACAAGTTAGAATCAGAAGCATTTCGTAAAGGATTGCAAGCACGTAGCAAAGAAGCAAACGTGTGGTTCTCAAAGAATGTTAAGAAGCTTGGGCCATTAGGTAAGGCTGTCTTGAAGGATGATAGACTAATACAAAGGCAAAGCGCTAAGACAGGTGAGATGGTAATGTACACATATAATCCTAAGCTTAAAAAAACATTGCCTTACTACGATACATTTCCTTTAACGATTGTTGTCGGACCAGCTAAAGACGGTTTTTATGGTATTAACTTACACTACCTACCGCCTAAGATTCGTGCGATCTTCTTAGACAAATTAGATGCTATCACAACTAATCAAAAGTTTAATCTTATGACTAAATTTAAGATTACATATTCGTTATTAAAAGCAACAAAGAATTATAAATACTTTAAACCGTGCTTTAAACATTATCTGTCATCAAATGTATCTTCAAAGATTATGAAGGTTCCTTCTTCAGAGTGGAATATAGCAATTTTTTTACAAACAGCATCATTCAAGAAAGCTAGTGAAGGTGCAATATGGGCTGACTCAAGGAAACAATACTAATGGCAAAAGTTGGCATAGATGCAATGAAAGCAATGTTAGATCGTCGTGGTGGTATAGCACGAGGTAATAGATATGAAGTGATGATTAGTCATCCATATAATACAAGTAAGTTCGCAATAGATGCTGCGGAAGATCATAGACATGCAGTAGGTAGACAACAAGCATATGAAAACTCTCCTCAAGGGAGACTAGATTTGGCGGCAAATCCTATGCCTAGTTTTCTTCAAGGGCCAGAAGCTACATACATGTTGTGTACAAGTGTAACTCTTCCAGGCAAACGTATATCAACAACAGAAAACACTGCTGATCACAACCTTGCAAAGAAGCCTTACTCAATGGCTACTGATGAAGTCACAATGACCTTCTTGTTAACAGGTGATTATTATATTAAAAAGTATTTTGATATGTGGATGAATATGATTATAGATAGCACAGCTAATCATTATAAGACAATGTATAAAAAAGATTATGTTCAGGATGTAGAAATAAGAGCTCTACAAGGAAACGAAGATGCTATTGTTGGATATGGTAATCTATTAGAAAATGCTTACCCTATACAAATGAGTGCAGTTGAATTAGGTAATTCCTCAGATGGTGTAATGGAATTAACTATCACATGGGAATATGATAACTGGCGTTCACTTGATATTGCTAAAGGATTTAAGGAATCAAGCTTTGCTGAAGATAAATGGACTCACCCTGGTGAGAGAACATCCGGTGCAGCTATTAGTGAAGATCCTGATGAAGATTGGGAAGGCCCAGGTGAAAGAGACAAACCTCATAAGGGTGAAGGGCCAAGGAATGAGCAAAGTGGAAATCCTGATGAAAGCTGGGAAGGTCCAGGAGAAAGAGAATCTGGTAAAGGTGAACCATTTAGTGGTGATCAGAAATATGATGGTCCAGGTGAAAGAGCTGAACAAAAAAACAGTGATGAAGATTGGGAAGGCCCAGGTGAAAGAGATTCTGGTACTAAAGGTTCAGGACCAAGAAATGAAGAGGCTGGAGTTGAAGTACCTCGACCAGGACCAAGAACATCTGGACAAGGTGCACCATTTAGTGGACCATATAGACCTGAAAGACCAGGTCCTAGAACATCTGGAAATTCAGCTGAAGGTCATTATAAACCTGCTAAGCGGGCTAACCGTGCAGATTATAGTTCGCAATTATCTGAGAAGTTTAGAAAAAGGAATACAAGAGGTCCAGCTGGACAATAAATAATTTAATAATAATGGAGTGAGATTGATATGTTACCTAAACTAGTAACGCCAAAGTATGATATGATTGTGCCCTCAACAGGCAAACCTATAACATATAGACCATACGTGGTCAGAGAAGAGAAGATATTGTTAATAGCAATGGAATCTCAAGATGAGAAACAAATTGAGAATGCTGTTCTTAATATTATCAGAGAGTGTGTAGAATCACCTATTGATGTAGATTTATTAACAACGTTTGATGTGGAATTTATTTTTGTGACTTTACGAAGTAAGTCGGTTGGTGAAGGTATTAAACTGGGTCCAAGCTGTACACATTGTGATGAAGAAAATGAAATAAAGATTAATCTAGATGAAGTCACAGTAGCTAATCTTGGTAAGGATGTTGATACACATATTAAATTAACAGATGATATATCTCTTGATTTAAAATGGACTACCATGAAAGATAGAGCTGAAGATTTGACCGAAGATACTGAGACTGAAACAATCATTAATTTATTGATATCTTCTGTTGAAACAATTTATAGTGGAGAAGAAATTCATACTGTAAAAGATGTTCCTAAAGAAGAAGTAAGAGAATTTATTGAAAGCTTGAATACAGATCAGTTCGAATCGATTGTGAATGTATTAGCTAAAGCACCATATTTAAGTTATGATGTAAAATATAATTGTAAGAAATGTAAGAAAGAGAATACTATAGAGTTAAAAGGATTAATTGATTTTTTTCAATAGCCCTTTCTCACAGTAGTGTAGTAGGTTATTATAAACTAAACTTTACGTTGATGCACCAACATAATTTTAGTTTAGAATCCCTTGATAATATGATGCCGTGGGAAAGGGAAATCTATACTTCTCTTTTGAAACAGCACGTTAAACAACAGAACGAACAAAGGAAAAAAGCACATGGCTAAAGATGATCAAAGAGAAGGTAATGCTTTATTAGGCAATATTGTAGCTCAGCTAAGACAGCTGAATCGTGCAACCGTCAAAGACAAGCTTAGAGATGCTGAAGCCTTAAAACGTGCTGAAGCATTAGCAGCTTCTCAAGTAGTTCAAGCTCAAGAATCTGGTGCTCTAGTTACTGACGCGCAAGACTTCCAACGTAGGTTCTTAGCGGGACAAGCCAGAACAGAATTTAATACTGCAATCAAAGATCGCCCTGCGAAATTATATGCTCAACAATCTTTAATTAGACGCTCTGATATTCAAATTGAGTATCTGAAAGGTATTGAAGCAATGAACACACAAAGTGTGATCGAAAATTACCATTTTTTAAACGAAATAGAAGGATTGGCCAAAGCTGCTGCTGTAGCACGTAGAGGTCTATTCAATGAATTTACAAAGAATTCAGGACGTGGTAGTGCTACAGGCATGCCTACTGGTGGTAGTGGTACTGGTGAAGAAGGTGCACCAGCTGGAGTAGATGAAGGCCCTAGCATAAAGTTAGTCAAGGTTAATACTGATGCACTAGTTCAAAAACAAAGCTTTGGTAACGCTGTCAGAAGACAGATGTTAGACCTTATGAAGCAAGATAAAGAAGGTATTGATCAAAGTGCACTAGTTGAAAGCGTAGAGAAAATTAGATCTATTAATAGTAAGATGCTTGCCTTTATGAAGCAAGATAAGAAAGATAGAAAGAAACAGTTTAATACTGCTCAACGTAATGCTAGAGAAGCACGTCAAGAAGCTATAAACAATTCAGGACGTGGTAGTGCTAGTGGTACAGGCATGCCTACTGGTAGTGGTGCAGAAGACGATGACGGAAGCGGCGGTGGCTTTTTTGCTTTCCTTAAAGGCAAAGCTGGTATAGCTGGAGGTGCTGCACTTACAGGCCTTGCATTATTTAGAAAATGGTTTGGATTTGGAAGTAAACGTGGTTTCCTAAGAACGATGAAGCTGAGATTTAAACTCGCGGGTAAAAAAATGTTTCCGAAATCAAAAATGAAACTGAGCAAGAACCCAAGAATGTGGCCAATATTACTTGTAGGTATTATTGCTAGTTCATTTGCTGATTCATCATCCGCTGCGGTAGATGAATTCAGTGCAGAACAATCAGACACTGCAGATGCATCTGGTGCTGGTAGTACTCCAGACGGTTCAGGTGAATCTATTTTAACTTTTAATAATGCTCTTAATGCTGCACTAATTGCCACAATGCTTCCGATTAAAACTATGAGAACTAGAGTTGCAGCTGGATTAAAAATAGGATTAGCGAAACTATTTAAAGGAGCTCCTAAAGGTTCTTTAAGAGCTAAAATGTGGGCTCAAATGAAAAAGCCAACTAACTGGGGAAAAGCAAGCAGAGGTTTTTTAAGAGCCTTTGGACCTTGGGGTATGGCTGCGTGGGCTGTATCAGAAATAGTTATATGGAGAATTAATTCTGTTAGGAAACAACAAGAAGAAAATGAAAGCCTTATGGCAGATATGAATGCAGTAGATAATGAAGCTAGTGCTGCAGACTTTATGGAGAATGTTGATATGAGTAAGTTTGTATTTAAAGAGCAGAAGTCGATGATGCTTGCAAATCCAAATACCAAGCAGAAGAACAACGTTAAAATGTTATTACAAACAGTGGCTAAAAATAAAGCGGCACAAGAGGTTTATATACAAGAATTAATGAAACAAGGTTGGGATGAAACTACATTAAGGGGTATGGCTGCTCAAATAAATAATCCATCAACTACTCTGACACCACTGTCATCTTTGAATACAGAACACCCTGCATGGAAAAAGAAACAGAAACTTCTCGAAGAAAAAAAGAGAGCAGAAATGATGGGAGGGTTATCTCTTTTTACTAAAGACTATGCTCCAATGGATGTGATGGATGATAGTATACAATATGGAACTGGAGTTGGTATCTATGGAGATCAGGGAGATCAAATCATGGGTGGGGCTATCACAACCGTAAATAATATCATTAATGAAACAATATTTATTACTCCGGCTAAAGAAAATAGACATCATATGGCAAAAGGCCCTAGATAATAAAAAACCCCCGATTAAGGGGGTTCTCAGATTTAACTCTTAAGCTTCAGCTGCTAACTTAGCAAAATAACTCATCGTGTCGTCATTGTCTTTATCAGCACGTGCGACCGGATCTGCTGCAACCGCAACAGGATCTGCATTGATGAAAGCTTGTTCAGCTGCATTGTCTTGATCTCCAGCAATGTCTTGATCGATATAATCAGTTTCATTACGACTAGTGATCTCTTCACCTAAAACTCTAGTCAACTTAAGATTAAGCTCACTATAAGATTTAAACGTAGAAGGATCAGTAAACTCTTTTAGAGCAAACTGCTGGTTGTATATACCTTCCAACGCTGTATCATCTGCATTCAATGCTTCAGCAGCACCAAACTCAGAACGATCATAGTTACGGAATCCCGCAACCTGTGCAATCTTCATCTTGAAGTTAGCGCCTTTCCACATATCAAATGGATTGACAGCTGACTCATCTTGAAACTTAGGTTGCATAGAGTCCATGATCTTCTCAAAGATCTTAGCACCATAAGTGTATAACATTACCTTACCTTCGTTCTCACGATTCTCCGGATCTGAAACGACATAGATATTTGACACATAGTGAAGCCTACGCTTACGTCTACGAGCCATATCTTTATCCGCTTCTATACCTGTATTCCAAAGTTTAGAATTCATTTCTGACACAGGGTCGTCCTTTTGTATAGTAGTTAGAGATTTCTCTACATACCATTGACCAGTTGGACCTTGGAAGAAGTGATCCCAGAATTTAGCCCAAGGTAAATCATCACCTTCGACTGCAGGTAAGAATCTAATAACGGCATAACCGTTACCAGCTTTATCTACTGATGGTTTCCACATACGGTCGTCGCCGAATGATTTCTTATCTTTAGTGCCTGTTCCAGCCGCACCTACTAGTGAACTCATGTCACTAGCTTTCGCTTTTAAGTCTGCAAAACTCATTGTCTATCTCCTTTAAAATTTTATATTAATTTATATTGCTTTGTATCAGTATATATTATATCATAGTTATGATAAAAGTACATACTTTATTTAAAAATATCTACGATAATCTTTCTCATCTTACTGTCATCGAACCTTAAGAAAGACTGATACTTAGATATCTTCTTAAACAAGTCCGGCCACAAAATAGTTTCTGTGATCTCCTTGTTCGCCTTATCAATAAACCCAGTCAAGCGGTTTACTATACACAATGTCTCTAAAGACACCGTCCCTTCAAGATGAAGCTGGACTATTCTTGGATATGTTTCGTTTATTTCCAAGAGTTCATCAAACTTTACATCTGAAATTTCTTCTAACTCATTCCTAAATACATAAGATAAACTGTCTATCTTCTTTAAGAATGTTGTATACGTATCCTCGTCACGTACCATATCACTACTATACTTATTACCTGCTACTTGATGTGCAGCAAAGTATAATGCAATGTCGTCACGTGTCTTAAACCGTTTACCTATCTTTGTTAATTGAAACTTATCAGGTCTTCCCCAATAAGTCTTCTGCGTTACATTTGTTTTAAAATTATACTTAAAACAATCGTAAGTTCCATTGAAATGTAGGTTAACTGCGTTGTGAACTGTAAATGCTTCATATCCCGTCATTCTCATATAGGCAACACATAGGTTGGGTTACCCCCTTGTAATAAGTTAAGCTCCTTCGCTTCGAACTCAACGTGTTCTATAATCTCCTTAGAGATAAGTTTCTTACTGTCCCTAAGATCGATCTCGTTGTCCTCACATACATCTATAATAGCATCAATGTAATTGGTGCCTCTATGTGTTCTAACGAAAGTTTCAACTAAATTTGAGAAAGACTTCTTATTGATATCTTCCATTATTTTTGTATCCCATCTTTATCATACGCTGGACTAAGAGTCTTCCAATACATTGTCTTCTCTTCGTTCTCACCATAAAAGTCTAATGACCATACACCTTCACGTAGGTATGTCTCGCAATGGTTCTTATAGATCCTTGCTGATTCATACTTCGCTTGAGCTCCTCTCTCACCACGATGAATTGCTTGACGCAGTGCAGATAGTTTCTCTTTAGTAGACTTAATGTATAGCTTCACGTTAACCATGGATAGACCATGATCTTCGTCTAATGCTAATACATTAGCTGCAATATTCTTATAGGTTGTGGGTTTCTTCGCCGCTCTTGCTTTAGCTAAGTTAGCCGCTGCTGCTGCACGTTGCTCTTCACTCATCTTACGTCTTGCCATAATATATTCCTATTTGTTTGTTGATACATCTATTATAACATAGAATGTGTCAATGTACATACTAACCTTTATATATTTTTTGTATGTGTGTTTCAAATGCTTCTACCTTGTCTACTCTATTAGGCCATTTAATATATTCCCTTTCAGGATTAGCCTTTAAGTTATTAAGTAAAGGTGTGATTGCATTATATAATGTGTCTAGTTTGTCTTGTGCAGACGTACTAGCTTTTGAGGCTGATGCTAATTCTTTTGAGACATCTAAATCTGACTCATCAACTAGCGTAAAACCGAAATCGAAATCTGACATGTTACCCTTCCGTTAGTAATTTGATACCCTTAGTCCAGTTATCTGCTGCATCTTCTACATAGCCTAATGCTTTAAAAGGAAAATCCTCTTGCATAATTCTGTTACCATTTGGGTCTTTATATGTGATCGAAAAGAATGAATGTTCTCCATCCATTCCTGTTACTACTTGATAAATCTTTGCTACACTACCATCGTCCTTATAGTGCTCACTCATTAATTTTGTATTGTTCATGATCTCTCCAATAAAATAAGGTTGGGGACCCAGAAGATCCCCAGGAGTTACTACTACTTAGTGGGTGAATACCACCTAAGTTCTTTTAGAATGCTAGACTAGC